CCAATCTACAACGTGCTGTGCATCCATTGAGGGTTCATCTAATACTGTGAGCAACCCCTCATCTTCCCATTGTCTAATCGGGGCAAATCGTCGTTTACCATTCACATTTTCATTTGGCTTTGAATAGCTATATATTCTATCGACAAAGTCTTTACGAACAAACGAATGAGATTTAAAAACATAATCCCCATCAACCTTAAACAAAGCACCGACTGCAATAAAGTCACGAGTAGAAGCAAAGTCAAATCCTCCAACCGCAGGTAGATTTCTTAATTCTGGGAATTCTTTTTTAGTTGCTTTTAATTCTTCATAGGTTGCCACGCTTCTTTCAATGTCAGACACTGGGAAATTTTGGCGCTTGGTCATGAATTCGTCTCGTCCGCTAGGATTTAATTCTAAGTCCTCATATTCCTCAAGAACTGTTTCAAAAAGTCCTTGCGCATACTCTGTCATTGGAAGTGAAAACATAGGACTCGATAATTCCCAAAGAGTAGGGTCATCAACCTGCTCTGCCTTATCCAATTTGCAAATAAATGGAAACATAGCATTCCATTTCGCTTCGCCTTTAAGAACTTTTAGTGCCATATCTTTCATCTGGTCAATGAATCCATCACGCACATAACCATCAGTTCCTATATAAAATTCACGTGGATTAGGTCGCTTACCTAGCCCAGAAATATGTACTTTTACATCTTTATTGCTTTCATATTGGTGGATTTCATCAAAAATAACTGCCCCATCTCGAAGTCCATCCTTAGTATTTCCATTTGATGTTCTGAATTTAAAGAGCGATTTTGTTTGTAAGTTCTTGATTTCAGATTTATGCGGTTTACCAAATAATTCTTCTAATTCTTCATGGTTCTCAATTGTATCGTGGACTTCATCAAAACTTGTTTTTGCTTGGTCCTCACTGTTGGCCACGATTGAAATATTATAATTAGCGATTCCATGCATAGGGGTTGTTAAGTAACTTCCTATTGCAGAAAGTAATCCATTTTTACCATTCCCCCTGGCAATCATGATTAATATTTTTCGATAAACATTCCGATGATTTTCTGAAAAATATAAGAAAACAAAACTGATAATGAATTTTTGGAAATCTTCCAATTCAAAGAAATATTTCTCTGTGTAACCAATACAATTCTCGATTTGTTCAACGTCAAAAAATACCTCGCCTGATTCGAGACGAGGCACTACCTCACGTTTAATATAATCAACAAGTAATTTTCGTTCATAGTTGAATTTGACCATGCCCGCATAATAACCGTCAATGTACTTTTGAACGTAATCGATCACTTCGTAAATTTACTCCAATCTTTTTCGCCACTATTTTTAGGTTTTGATGTTCGTTTTTCTTCAAAAAATTCATCTAACTTAATTAAGGCAGCATTTACTTTTACTTTTTCTGCAATAGCAGGGTGTGGTTTTTTTATCTCATTTTCACCAGAAGAAACCAGAATCATTACTCCTGCTTTATCAATTGCTTTGCTTAAATTTTCAAAATTAGAAACTAAGCTGCAGTATCGGTACACTTTTTCTAATTCAGATGGTGAATTTTTATCTATTAGAGATAGTAGTTCTTTAGACAGCGCATTGGCTTCTGAACTTTTAACATTTCCGCTTTTTTTAACATTATTTTTAACAGAATTTTCTTGATTAATTGATAAAAAATAATCAATATCTATAATAATATCTTGCAAATTCACTTCTAGAACTTTAGCAATTTCTATCCAAATATTTTTGTCCTTTGGTTTCCGTTTACCATTAGCATAATAGGAAAGTCGAGCATTACTAATCTCAATTCCTTTTTGCTCAAGTAACTTTTTTAAGTCAGAAAAACTCATGTTTTTATTATCTAAAATTTCCTTTAACCTATTTCCGAACATTTAACAGCCCTTTCTTATAAAATGTTGTGTTTTTTTGGTTAATTAAGCCAATCGTTCAGTCAAAAACGTCGAAAATGACCCATTTTTTATGACCGGGGGGTATCTTACATAATTATTTTTTCTATTTCCGAACTTTATTAAAAATAAAAAATCTCATCATCAAATACTTTTCTATTGTCGTTGTGCCTATCATGCCTTATGTTATGGCAATCATGGCATAGCGTGCGCAAGTTGCTAGGATCGAGTGCTAGCTCAGGATAGTATTCTAATTCCTTAATATGATCTACTTCAAGCTTCGCTGTCTTAGCCGTTGTCACACGGCCTTTCTTCTTGCACCATACACATTCATAATTATCACGTTTAAGAACTTGTTTCCTGACTGTTTGCCAAGCAGATCTACCATAGAACCTGTGTCTTGCCTTTGGTGTACTCACATCTATCATGATTCAATCGTAAAACAAAAACGCTACGAAAAAGTAGCGTTCTTTATATTATTCATGAAACATCTTAAGTAAATGACCGCCGTCATATTTCTCAGCAAACTGTTGCGTTGCTTTATTATTTCTTGCAATGACTGCAGTCTTTGAGTAATACATATTCATTGTGATCTTAATGATGCCCCAGCCATCAATGTAATAACGTTTGAATATCTTACGATCATCTTCGTCTTTAATATTGTCTAATGCTTCATTGATAAGCTGAGATTGTTTGGCATTCTTCTTATTACGAATGATAATTCTTAAGGTCATTCGAACATCGTGCCATTGCGCTTTCGTCAATTCTTTTGTCATATTCTAACTCCTGTTATGTTATAATAGTATTAGAATAAATCAGTTTTTAAAGCGCATTGCAGTGCGCTTTTTTTGTTCATTTAACTATCTCAGTTTCATTATCCTCTAATCTTATAATCACTACTTCTTTAATATCATTAGAATCAATAAACTCATCCGCTTGTGTTTTTGTAAAGAAATATTCTTCTTGAAGTCCTCCTTCTCTACCCCACCATTCACGCTTAAACAATACTTTATATTTATATAAAGCTTTGATGCTTTCTTCGAGATAACGAGTTTTTAAACGAAGTGGTGATAAATCTATTCCGTTATATAAATCTCTACACCGTTCAATCTTAACTTCTAATTGAGCCAGACGTTTATTGGTAAAAACTATAAGAACCAATAAAATTATTATTGAGATAGATGTCATTATCTGTACAATTGCTGTTATCATTTTCTCCTCCAGTTGAGTTTAGCGAGTTCCTAGCTCAGTATGATATAATACGTGTGACCACAAAAAAATATAGAAAATATTTTTTATCACACCCGCTCGAACTTGGTCAATTCGGGCTTTTTTATTTTACTCACCTCAAATTCTTAAATCTGTCAGCGACTCTTTTTTGCCGTTCAACAACTTCTTTGTCGAGCTGCTCCATTTTTAGTTTGTGCTCAGCAAGTTCTTCATCAATTTTTTGAAGTTCTTTGTCCATTTGGTTGTCCAATATTACCCAAGCTATTGAGAAAATAATGATACCCAAAATCACAACAACTAGCGCTCTAATGGCAAAGTATTTAATTCCCATAAGTATTGCCACAATCTGCGTTGGCATAGATATAATAAGCGATACAATACTCATAGCCATAATAGTAAATAAAACTAATTTTGACGCATCTTTCATTCCACAACCTCCTCGATATAGGCGACTTTGAAAGCTACGTTGTTATCAGCGTACCAACCTGCGTTGCTTTCTATGTCTTGAATTAAATCTGCTAAACTATTGGCTTCAACAAACTGTTGTCTTGAATGAAGTTGTCCATCTTCTTTCAAAAACGAGTTACTTATTAATCTAAATTTTTTCATCTCCACCTCAATCCATATGTTTATCAAGCCATTTTTCAGCTTCTGTCATTCTATTACTTTCTTTTCTAAAACTGTGTTATTTATTTTTTGTTCATCCTCGGAAATCAGCCAGTCTTTCAATTCTCTTGCTTCATCGATTGTTTCTTTGCCGAGACCTTCAAAAGCCATCCATTTATTATCATTCTTTTTTTCTACAAAATATTTTGTTTCACCCCCTAAAGTTTTACCTTTGACAATTCTATAAACTTCTTTATTAAAATTCTTGTAAATTTCATCAGTGTCATTGATATTTTGAATATCTTCAATTTTTTTAGCTACGAGTAAATCTAAAGCCAGCTTCATGAATGCGCCGCCTATTAAAGCTACAAGCGTAAAAAATACATAATCTAGTAAATTCATTCATTCCTCCCCGAACACGTTCTCTGACTCGTCAAGGTCTGAGCGGTTGAAATAAGACTGGTCCACATATAATTCACCGCAACGACTACAATATGTTGGTGCTTCATCTCCAATAAGTGCTGGTGGGTCATAATCATGCCCGAACAGCTTACACAAAAGTTTCATTGGTTGTCCTCCTCAAATACTGATTGCAAATATTCATCCGAATATGGGCACCAACCTTCAGCATCGGTCATTTGTCTTTTAAGTTGTTGCCAGTCTGAAAACTGACCAATAATTGAATCGTTGTCTCCGCACATCTCACAAGGAGTTTCAATTTCTCCTAATTCTTCTTCTGGAATATCTTCTGACATCAGATAAAATCCTCCGTCCAAATGATTTTCAATTACCCAATATTGTTTCATTCAATCCCTCCCCACCAGTCATTGACCAGCGATATTAGTTTGTCGGTCATTCTGAGAACTCCATTTTATTTTCATATTCTAAAAACTTTTTAAAAATTTCATCGACAAGTTCCTTTGGAATATTTGAACGCTCATTATAATCTTTTGAAAAATGGCCCCATGCTATATCTTGCTTAATGATTTCATTTTTCAATCCAAGATAGATATTACTGGCAAACTTTGTAGGTTTTTGCAAAGGATAATTATAATTGTTATACCTGGTCAAGTTCTTATAAGGAAGTTCAAATCCTATAACAGTTTCAATATATTCCCAGATTTTCCCACTTGCCGGATTCTCGATGATAAAATATTTCGGCTTATAACGTTTGATAATCTCAATCGTATTAAATACACAAAGCTCACCATTTACTCTAGTAATGAATTGCTTATGATATTTCAAATTATTATGAGATTCTTCATAATCTTTCTTACTTCTGATAGTAAAAGGACTGGGCTTTTTTTGGGGTTCAAATAAACTATCTGATAAATCTTCTCTTTTCCA